AGCAACGAGCAGTTCTGGGCGCCAGCCAAGATCATCCCTGAGCCTGGAGAGGATGACTTCACTGAGGCAGATACTCATATGCAGTCAGGGGTTAAAGGGGATGCAAACAAGGACTATCAGATACTCGCACAAGCATTTAGGAGCGCGGTCGAGCGCAGCTGTGGCATCCATCGACTGCCTGAGCCGAGCTACCAGGCAGCAAAACTCCTGCACAATCAAGGAGTTACGGTAGATCAGGTGCGCGATCACACCATTGCTTTCGTCAGCCAGGCGCTCAAGTCTGGGCGCACTCCACCATTGACGTTAGACCAGGTTGCAAAGTGGGCAGGGCTGTACAAGAAATGATCAATCTGTCCAGTAATTGCGCACAGTTATCCACAAGTTGGAGAACCCCATACAAATCAACAGCTTACGGAGGGGGTCATGGCGCGTAATCCTTATTATGTTAAAACTTGTGCAATGCAGCAGCGACGTGGCTGTGCATATTCGCTGACAAAAAGGCGACCCCCTGCCCCCCGGGGGGTGCACCTATGCGAGGGGGATCTCGCTCAAAATTTTTCGGAAATCCGACAGGAGGACTAACATGAAAGATAACATCAACCCATCGCACTACCAACGCGACGGCATGGAGTGCATCGACGCAATTAAGGCCGCAGTACAGAATCTATCCGGCGCAGAGGCGTATGAGACAGGATCTGCGATCAAGTACCTGTGGCGCTGGAAAGAGAAAGGCGGCAAGGATGATCTCAACAAAGCGATCTGGTTCATTAAGGACATGATTGGTGACATTGAAGAGATCGAGCTGCAGGAAGAGCTTGAAGCCGAAGAGACGCTGCTCGAGATTGCGAGAAGACTATGACCAAAAAGATGACAGTACGCGAAGCACGCAAAACCCTCGCTCTTGGGTCGGATGACGAAAAGGAAGCCGTCAAGCAGGAGCTGCAGGCAATCGCTGCGTCGAACATCACTGATGTGCTCAACTGGTCATCCAGTGGCGCCATGGCGTTGCTCAACAGCACTGACATCCCGACGCATGTGCAGAAAGCAATTAAGAAGGTCAAGGTCACGCCCAACCAGTACGGCAATGCGATCGAAGTCGAGATGCACGACAAGCTCTCGGCTCTGCGTGTACTGGCGCGGTATCATGGACTGCACGAACCTAACAGCGATTCGGACAGCCGGCCGAGTATCCTGGGCATCAACTTGAAAGGCCCGGAAGTAACCACCTATGAGGTATTAGAAGATGGCGAGAGCGAAACAAGCGACAGATCAGAGCCAGAGATCGACCCGCAGCAGACGCCGAGCGAGTGACCGCAAGGTAGCCGTAGAGGATGCACTGGGCGGTCTAAATCTGGACTTTTCCGGTGCGCCGACAACCTGGCAATTTTTACATGACGACTCATTTGTGCGAGGTTTGATGGGTCCGGTCGGCAGTGGTAAGTCCTACGGCTGCGCCGCTGAAATCATGCTACGCGCCGTCAAGCAGCCACCGTCGCCGAAGGACGGCATACGCTACTCCCGGTTCGTGATCGTGCGGAACAGCTACCCTGAGCTGCGCACCACCACCATCAAGACGTGGCTTGAGCTGTTCCCAGAGAACGTCTGGGGTCCGATGCGCTGGTCACCACCGATCAGTCACCACATCAAGCTGCCCGCTCGCGGCGATGCCGCAGGCATAGATTGCGAGGTGATCTTCATGGCGCTTGATCAGCCAAAGGATGTCAGAAAGCTGCTGTCCTTAGAGCTGACCGGCGCTTGGGTGAATGAGGCCAGAGAGCTGCCGCTGGCTGTCGTACAAGGTCTTACTCACCGTGTCGGTCGTTATCCAACCAAAGGCAATGGCGGCTGTCCTTGGCGCGGTATCTGGATGGACACCAACCCGATGGACGATGACCATTGGTGGTATCGCCTCAGCGAGAAAGAGCCGGTCAAGGGCAAGTACAAGTGGGAGTTCTATAAGCAGCCGGGCGGTGTGATCGAGACGAACCAGGATGACCCCGACGGTATTCCTGCAGCGCAAAAGTTTTGGAAGGTGAACCCCAAGGCAGAGAACATCAACAACCTGCCGCCCGGTTATTACGATCAGCAGCTTGGTGGCAAGAACCTGGATTGGATTCGCTGCTATGCCGGCGGCGAGTATGTGTATGTACAGGAAGGTCGTCCGGTGTGGCCAGAGTACGACGACTCGGTGATGTCGACTGATGAGATACAGCTTGATCCGACGCTGCCAGTACACGTCGGTCTTGACTTTGGTTTGACACCTGCGGCGGTGTTCGGTCAGCGCAAGCCGTCAGGTGCTTGGCACATCTTCAAGGAGATCGTCACCGACGACATGGGGCTTGAGCGGTTTGGTCTGATACTGCTCAACGAGATCAATGTGCATTATAGCAAAAATGATATATTGGTCTGGGGTGACCCGGCCGGCGGCAAGCGGGACGAAATCTTTGAGGTCACCGCATTCGACCATCTCAAGACGATCGGTCTCAACGCACGCCCCACAGCATCAAACGACTTCCAGGTGCGCCGTGAAGCGGGAGCCATGCCCATGAACAGGTTCATTGATCGCAAGCCTGGTCTACTGGTTCACAAAGATTGTCAGCGCTTGCGCAAGTCTTTGGCCGGCGGCTATCACTTCAAGCGTGTGTCAGTCGGCGGTGGGCAAGAACGATTCCGCGATGCTCCGAATAAGAATGAGCACTCACACGTTGGCGACGCATTTGGGTATCTCATGCTCGGTGGCGGTGAGCATCGCGTTATGACCCGCGGCTATGGCGGGCGTTATGGAGCTGCAGGATCACAGCATCAGGCACAGGTGGACTTTTCGTTATGGTAGAGCCGCATACAATGCAAATGATGGTGAACACAAAGGGGCTGGTTTTCCTGCCATTTAGCTCTGTTCACATTGAATCTCTGAATCTGGGCGAAACCGATTTGCAGTTAATTAGCTGCATGGATCAGATGGAAGAGCGCATGAAATCTTTGGAGATACAGAGATGTGCATGGACAATTTTTTATCAGGGTAAGCCTGCACTGTCATATGGATTTGAGTACAAGTTCCCAGGCAATGTTGAAGCCTGGTTGTTGCCCGGCAAAGTTGCAATTGAACACGGCACACTTTTAAGTAGAGGCGCACGTCGATTGTTTGATAAGATTGGCCCACATCTCGGTTTACGTCGATTGCAAATTGTGGTAGATGTCGAGCGGGAAGCTGCGGTGCAGTGGGCCGAGTTTTTAAAGTTTAAGCGCGAAGGCGTTATGATTAGGTACGGCCCAGAGGGTCACGACTACTATATGTACGCGAGGACATACGAATGAGCGGATTATTTGGTGGTGGACCTAGCGGTCCGACACAAGCAGAGAAAGACGCGCAGAAGCGTCAAGAAGAATTGACAGAGAAACAAGAGGAGCGCACTAAGGCTGAAGAAGCTGAACAGCAGCGTCGGCTTGCTTCACAGATGCGCGCCCGTCGTACCGGCGGTGTTCGCTCATTACTTTCGCCTGAGCGTGAAGATGCGCGCAAAGGCTTGGGCACTAAGTTAGGAGGATAGCCATGAGTTTTGGAGGAGGTGACAGAAAGCCAGCACCAAAGCCAGAGCCGGTTGTAGAGCCGGAACCAGAAAAGCCAACACAACGTCAACAGGATGACTCTGCTGCATTGCGAGCCAGGCGTCGTCGTCCGCGCACGTCGTTGCTATCACCTGAGCGTGAAAACGCAATGCAGGGCTTGCCAAGGAAGTTGAGCGGTGGCCAGTAAGGTCAACGAAGCCGGTAACTACACCAAGCCGGGGATGCGTAAGCGCCTGTTCAATCAGATTAAGAACAGCAGCACACAGGGCACCCCAGCTGGTAAATGGTCGGCCAGGAAAGCGCAGCTGTTAGCTAAGAAGTACAAGGCCAAAGGTGGCGGGTATAGGGACTAATGAAAGAGTCGCAGAAATCGTTATTTAAGTGGACGAAACAGAAATGGCGAACAAAGTCAGGAAAGCGCAGCTCGGACACAGGCGAGCGTTACCTCCCGGAGAAAGCTATCAAAGCCTTGTCTCCACAGGAGTATGCGGCGACAACCCGCGCAAAGCGTCGAGGTGGTGGGGTTGGTTCATCTGTCCCTCAGCCGGAGTCCATAGCCAAAAAGACACGCAGGTACCGTAATGCGTAAAGAGCACAAGAACCCTAAAGGCGGCCTGACAGAAGCTGGGCGGCGTCATTTTGAGGCGAAAGACGGCGGCGATCTCAAGCGCCCACAGCGCAAAGGCACTGACAGCCGTCGCGTATCTTTTGCTGCTCGGTTTGCTGGCATGAATGCCAAGATGAAAAACGAAGACGGTAGTCCAACTCGATATGCCTTGGCGCTCAAGCGTTGGGGATTCTCATCACCCGCAGAGGCGCGTGCCTTTGCGAATCGACACAAGGAGGCTTGATATGCCAATGAACCCAAAGATGAAAAAAATGCAGGAAGCGATGAAGAAGAAGTATTCAAAAAAGCCTTCCAGTAAACCAAAGCCTAAACCAAAGAGCAGCTACTGATGGCAAAAGGTACACACTACTTTGCTGATGGGCGTAAGTATGAAGGCGAAGTACACAAGATGCCTAATGGTCAGATACATACTGGCGCTGAGCATAGTAAGGCATCAAAGCGCGTGTACGAGAAAAGTCAGCTCGCAAAAGCAATACGCAAAAAGATAGGTAACTAATATGGCTAGGATGACACCAGGCGAGATCTTGAAGCGTCAGGAGAAAGCTGACGCTCGCAAGGAAAGCTGGCGAACCATTTACGAAGAGTGCTATGAGTTCGCACTGCCTCAACGTAACCTGTACACAGGACACTATGAAGGCAAAACGCCTGGTCAGAGCAAGATGGCTAGAGTGTTTGACTCAACGGCGATCAACTCGACGCAGCGGTTTGCTAACCGAATCCAATCTGCACTTTTCCCTCCATACAGGGCGTGGTGTACGCTGACTCCAGGCAACGACATCCCCAAGGATCGTCAGCCAGAAATCAGGCAAGCACTTGAGATCTATTCAGAAAAGATGTTTGACGTGATGCGCCAAACAAACTTTGACGTGGCAATCTCTGAGTTCTTGATGGACCTGTGCGTTGGGACGGCTGTGATGCTAATTCAGCCAGGCGATGAAGATGCACCTGTTCGATTTACTCCTGTGCCGCAATACCTAGTGTCACTCGAAGAAGGTCCATACGGCTCAGTCGACAATGTCTATCGTAAGTTGCGCATCCGAGGTGATGTGATTAAGCGTCAGTGGCCTGACGCAGAAATCCCTCCGCAGCTGCAGTCACAGATTGACCGCAAGCCAGAGGCAGATGTCGAGCTGATCGAGGCGACTGTCTACAACGATGAGATCGAAGAGTATTGCTACCACCTGATCCATCCAAAGCACAAAGACTCTGACATTGTTTATCGCACCATGAAGGTGTCGCCTTGGGTCGTTGCTCGATTCATGAAGGTTCCAGGCGAAGTCTACGGCCGAGGCCCGTTGGTTACTGCGCTGCCAGACATCAAGACGCTTAACAAGGTTGTCGAGCTAGTGCTTAAGAACGCCTCACTCGCTGTGTCGGGCGTATATACAGCAGCTGATGACGGTGTATTGAACCCACAGACAATCAAGATTGTGCCTGGTGCGATTATTCCTGTTGCCCGTAACGGTGGGCCACAAGGCGAATCACTGCGTCCATTGCGCACAGGTGCTGACTTCAATGTCTCGCAGCTGGTTCGGAATGACTTGGTCATGTCGATCAAGAAGATGTTATTCGACGATTCGCTGCCACCTGACAACATGTCGGCTCGGTCAGCGACAGAGATCGTGCAGCGCATGAAGGAGCTATCTCAGAATTTAGGCTCGGCATACGGTCGCTTGATCACAGAGGCAATGACACCGATTGTGCGCCGTGTGTTGTCAGTAATGGATGAGCGCGGGCTGATCGATCTTCCGCTAGAGGTCAATGGGCTTGAGGTCAAGATCGTTCCAACATCACCATTGGCTGATGCGCAGAACATGGAAGACCTTGAGCGCGTGCTGCAGTTTGGTCAGATTGCGCAACAGTTTGGCCAGGTCGCGGCTGTTGCCGTCAAGCAGGAAGCCATGCTTGATTATGTCGCTATCAAGATGGGCGTACCGCAGGAGCTGCTCAATACACCACAAGAGCGGCAGCAGGTGATGCAGGAGATGCAACAGCAGATGATGGCCATGCAACAACAACAAGCAGGAATGCCAGAAGAGCCACCACCAGAGGGAATGTAAATGGAAGGTTGGGATGATCTACGTCAGGCGGATAACTCCGACTTGACGAAAACCAAGGTCGCGCAAGACGAACTAGATATTATCTTTGTTCGTTGTTTTTCAACAGAAGCTGGGGCAGAAGTCCTTGAGCACCTAAAGTCAGTGACGCTTGATCAGCCGTCCTGGTTTCCAGGCGAAGACCCATCACACGGGTTTGCGCGTGAAGGCCAGAACAGCATTGTGCGCGAGATCATGCGTCGGATTGATAGAGGAAGAAACAAATGAGTGAAGCAGCTGAAAACATAGAGTCACAAGCAGAAGAGTCTGGATCGCTCCTGGCTCCAGAGGCTGACCAAAAGGAAACAGAGCAGCCGGCCGAGATGCCTCACCTAGAGCAGGCAGAAGAGCATCAGGCCGAGTCGGATGATGATATTGATTGGGGCGACCGCCCTGATTGGATGCCAGAGAACTTCTGGAATGATTCAGATGGGCCAGATCTAGAAGGATTATCAAAGTCTTACAATGAGCTGCGCTCCAAGTTCTCGCAGGGTCAGCACAAGGCACCAAAGGATGGCAAGTACGATATCAGCTCGCTGACTGACAACGGCGTCACTGATGATGATCCAATGCTCAGTGACTTCATGTCTTACGCAAAAGATGCAGGCATGAGCCAGGATCAATTCAATGCATTGACTAGCATGTACATGCAGCACATGAGCGAGCAGTTTGACCAAGCCGAGACGAATGCAGAAGCAGAGCTAGCCAAGCTCGGACCAAAGGCTGACAAGCTCATCAAGAGTACCAACCAGTGGCTGGGCAAGATGGCGTCATCTGGAGCGATGTCTGAAGATGAAGTTGAAGCTATGGTCAAGCTGGGGTCAACCGCAGCCGGCGTTCGTGCACTCAACAAGATCCGAGAATCATATGGTGAGCGCACCATCCCTGATGTTGCTGTGCAGGAGTCGACCCAGTACACCCGCGCTGAACTTGATGCGATGGTTGGCGATCCACGATACAAGACAGACACAGCCTATCGGGAGAAGGTCGAGCGCCTGTTCATGGAAATGTATGGCTAAGTTGTAACCAGGGGGAGCACATTTGCTCCCCTATCCCCTTCTCCTGTCTATCTTTTTTGTTATATTCCAATCAACCGACAACTCTTCTTGAGCCGGCTACCTGATTAATGCGGCCCACCCAGGACAACCGACACAGGTTTTACCCAGAAAATTTGTAACATGAGGAAAGGAAACAATGGCAGTTTCAATCAATAATGCCTTTGTCACCCTGTTTGACTCAGAGGTAAAACAAGCGTACCAAGGGCAGCGTCTCTTGGCAGGTGTTACCCGCGAGCGTGCAGGAGTCGAAGGTTCTACAATCAAGTTCCCTAAGATTGGGAAAGGTTCAGCAACTATTCGCGTTCCACAGACTGACGTAACTCCACTCAACGTCACTTACTCACAAGTGACTGCGACAATGGAAGACTACATTGCTGCGGAATATTCAGACATCTTCAATCAGCAGAAGGTCAACTTTGACGAGCGTCAGGAGCTTGTACAAGTTGTATCAGGTGCGATTGCACGTCGTATGGACCAGGTGGTTCTCGATGCGTTAGCAGCTGCATCTTCTCCTGGCACAGTCGGTAACGACATCGGTGGCACAGATTCAAACCTGAACATCGAGAAGTTGCGTGAAGCTAAGAAGATCATGGACCAGAAGAACGTCCCATCTGAAGGTCGTACTATGTTGATCCACGCAAACAGCTTGTCTGCTTTGTTAGGTGAGACAGAGGTGACTTCAGCAGATTTCGCATCTGTTAAGGCGTTGGTCACTGGTGACGTAAACACATTCATGGGCTTCAACTTCATCACGTTCGGTGATCGTGACGAAGGTGGTTTGGCAGTTGACGGTTCATCTGACCGTACATTGTTCGCTTTCCACCGCGACGCAGTTGGTCTCGGCATCGGCATGGGGCAACAATCTCGCGTTGACTATATCCCAGAGAAGACTTCCTTCCTGGTTGCGTCAATGTTCTCAGCTGGCGCGGTAGCGATTGATGACGACGGTATCGTCGAAATCACTTGCCGTGAATCATAAGGAGGATTAGACAATGGCTTTTGATAAAACCACTTTTCAGCCAATCGGCGGTCAAGCTAAAGCAGGCAACGCTCCACAAATGTGGTCATACGTTGCGCCAACTGCTGATGCAATCGCAGACATTGATGATGAAGGATACTTCAACGAAGTAGCTGATCTTCTGAAAGTCGGCGACGTAGTCTATGTTTGGGATTCAAGTGTCCCAACAGCTAGCTTCTTGGTTGTACTA